TTCGTGAACAATATCATCTAACATATCTTCAAAATCATCTTGTTTATTTGTGATATAAATTGTATTGTCTTTGAATACAGCATTCCTGTTCAACTCATCAAACTCTTTTAAATGAGCCATATAGAAGCCATCTAAGCCCTCAACCAATTGAGGGGGGATCATATCTTCTACTCTTTGGATTACTGCTTCCGGGTTCACTTTTGAATAATCTGGTTCATGGACGATAACAAAAGGTACGCCGTGGATAAAATATTCTTTCATTTTCTTGTTTGAATAGCTGTTGCTATTGTGCCTTTCCGTTAAAAGTTGCCTCACGCTCATTTTCAATAAATTCCTTTGCAAAGTCAAAATCTTGTGCTGCTTGTTCATATCCTCGAAAAAAGTTCTCTTCTGCAATAGCGATAACAAATTCAGGAAATTCATCAGCAACAACCTCAACAATGTTCTCAACTGTTACTTCTTCTTTTTCCTTATCGAGCAGGAGCTTCTCTCCAACATAATCAATCAAATATTGTTTTAAATCCATTTTACACCTCGTTTTCTTTTTTACATTATAACACAGTTTGATTACAATTTAAAGTGTTTTATGCAATTTTTTATTCCAAAGTGAATTGGAGCGTTTACGCTTCTTTTTCTACTGCCGGGAAATTTAAACTTGGAAGATTTAAGTTTGCAATCTTTTTTGATGCACATTTTGATCTCATCTAAGTCAACCCAACACCAAGCATCATGTTCGGAATTCAACCTAGGTTCGAACTCGTCAACAACTTCGACCAAGAAGGTGGTGTATTTAAAATCTTCTCTTTCATTGACAAATTTGTCCATATAATCACGACCAGAAAGGTCTCTTCCAATCTCTTCTAGAGTTTCTCTTTGTGCTGTTTTTTCTGGCTTTTCACCTACCTTGGCGTGACCGCCGGGAGAAGCAAGATGACCTGTCTCGGAACCATCTGCTCTTTTCAAGAGTAGAACGCTATCCTTCTGAGGGCAGTAAATAAAGAAGCCAGCACCTTCGTCTTGAGAGTCTTGATCTCTCAAGCTTTCTCTGATAAACTTACCCCATCCAAATTGAATATATTCTTCTTTTGACATTTGTTGTCTCCTTTTTATTAAAACGGCTCATCTTCATCGTCTTCAAATTGAGTTGTGCCCGGACCGAACCAATCCATCCCCTTCGCTTCTGGATCAAGGTTGTCTGGTAGTATTGTGTTTTCATTGTATTTTGCGTCTTGAAGATTTGCGCCTTCAAAGTTAGATCCTTGGAAGCTAGATCCTTGAAGGTCTGCTCCTTGAAGATTTGCGTCTTTGAAATCATATTGTTTGAAAATGCTGTTGCTTAGATCAGCCCCGGAAAGGTTTACGCCGGCGAAAGATGGCCGGTTGGCAGGATCAAACTCTTTATTTGCCAAGAGATCTTTGACTTTGTTAACTGCATATGTAAAAGCTTCTGTATTCCATTCTTTGTCGTCCGGGCTTACATAGACATATGGCCCTGAGTCTGGGTCCATTTCGCTTTTTTCAAATCCAAACGTTTTTAAAATACCTTCATGATTTGGCCCATCAACATCGATAGAAGAGTACCTTTTTTGAATCTCTCCCTTTGAAGGAAAGATCTTTTCCATCTCCGGTAAATGACGAATAGCATAATCAAGTGCGATTCCTTCCCCATCTAAAAGATCCATAATTTTGTATTTGTCTGGCTCTGGCTCCATTAAAAGTTGGCGGATCTCTGCAAAGGTTCTGTTTACATCCTCATCTTCTTTTAAAACAAACTTTCTCCAATTTTCCATAATCAATTTCATTACAAAATCCTCGCTGCTAAACTGGCTACTTTTGATCTTTCGCCTTTTTGTAGGGTAATATGACCTGCCAATTCAGTTTGTTTGAAACTTTCAACTGCGTATGTCAGTCCGTTAGTTGTTTCGTCAATATAAACGTTGTCAATCTGCTCAATGTCTCCCGTCAAGACAATCTTTGTGTTCTCACCAACGCGAGTAATGATTGTTTTCAACTCATGTCTAGACAAGTTTTGAGCTTCATCAATGATAATATAAGCATCAGAAATAGAACGACCCCTTATATAAGTGAGCGCCTCCACTTCAATCAAGCCATTCGAAAGATATTCTTCCATCAGAATCTTATCATTGCCCATAAGATATTGCAAGTTATCTCTGATTGGAGCCAACCATGGTCTCATCTTTTCTTCCATTGAACCCGGAAGAAAGCCAATATCTTTCCCAAGAGGTTGAACTGGCCTAGAAACAACAAGGGTTTTGTATCTTTCAGTATTCAGAACTTGCTCCATTCCGGCAGAGATAGCAGCAAGAGTCTTACCGGAGCCGGCCTTACCAATCAATGTAACCACAGGGACATCAGGGTTCATCAGAAGGTCAAGAGAGAACCTCTGCTCTTTGTTACGGGGCTTGATCAACCATTCGTGACCCTTGGCATCAAAGATGTGTTTGAGGGGGCTAGAATAGCCTGTGAAGCGCGCTAACGCAGTCTTCTTTTCGTTCGAAGATGAGACTAGCATCACAAATTGATTTGCAAAAAGATTGTGTTCTTCGTTTTCTACAAAAACATCTTTTCTTGCATAGAACTGATCTACAATCTCTTCGTCCACCAAGATTGTTTTGAGGCCGGTATACAACTCTGAGGAATCTTTGACAACTTTCGAAGCTACGTATTCTTCACACTCAATGCCAATTGCGTCACATTTAACTCGCATATTGATATCACGAGAAACAACAATAACTTTCTTTTTGGGATTTTCTCTTTTTTCAGTGAGGGCCACACAGATAATCTGATTGTCGGGGTGCTTAGGATCAAAACCTTCCGGAAGATACTCAATATTATACCCTTTGGTATAAATCAAGCCTTTTCCTTTTTCAATTCGGACACCCTTTTGAAGGGAACCTTTTGTTCTTAACTCGTCTAAGATTCTAATGATTTGTCTTGCCTGTGCTCCAACTCCGTCTTGTCTTGTTTTGTGTTTGTCGATTTCTTCTAGAACCTTCAGGGGGATAATAATATCGTTCTTTTTGAATTGTTTGATTGAATTTGCGTCTGTGAGATAAACTGAAGTGTCTAGGATGTAAGTTTTCTTTCTCATAATGCTTTCCTTGCAGTGATTTAGAGTTTAAACTCTATGATTAAATAGTTTTGATACTTTAAAGAAATTAGAAAACTAGTTAAAATTGTAACCCTAATTTGCGAGGAAAAAGCAATGAGGAAACGTTTAATTTATTTTTATCTTTTTTTTATCCCACTTTGCTTCCATCTTGCTGGATGTTCCCACCTCACTTATTTCCGATCGTTCGCAAAGAAAAACCCATTCAAGCAAAGAGCTTTTTTCAAGTTTGTTCGAGTAGCTACGATTCAAATCTGCAAACCGGCAAAATTTCATATTTCCTGTAGTTCTAGGCAGGTAAAATATGAAGGTTCAGCTTTCCACGTTCACAAAGAAGGAAAATGGAGTTATGTTTTGACTGCTGCTCATAACATATACCTCGATCCAGTGCATCCAATGCACAGGAGAATGTTGAGCGCAATGAAATACAAGATCTCTGTGTCTAATGATCACTCTTATTTGATCGACTGGTATAAAAGAAAACATAAGATCGTTGGCTTCAAAATGGTGAAGAAAGCTGATCTTGGTATTGTAAGAGTCAAATTAGTGAAAGATCTTCCAACTTACAGGATCGCCACGGAAATGCCCCAAAAAGGCGAGAAAGTTTATAATACAGCCTCACCCCTAGGTTTCTTCTCAGGGAACGTTCTAGGGCTATATGAAGGTCGTTATCTGGGTAAAAAGATAATACCTATCAAAGGATATAAGTCTTTGATGGCGGTTTATACAATCCCAGTGATTGGTGGCTCTTCTGGATCTCCAATTTTAAATAAATGTGGAGAGGTGATCGGTATTGTTTCTTCTGTACATAGAAAATTTCATCATATCAGCTTTGGTGTGCCTCTTTCTGCTATTCGTTCTGCTATGTACAAATAATCACTTTCCTTGTTTTAAATTGAATTTACCTAAAAGTTCTCCAAGCCTATCTGGTGGTATACCTAAGAAAGAAGCTGCATTTCTTAGGTCTTTTCCGGCTGAAATGGCTGTTTTCAGTACAGATTCCTTTATTATTCTATCAATATTGTAGAAAATCCTCATACCATACAACTTTCCTCCTGCTGCTTTTGTAGCTGACTCCAACTTTATTGCTATAAGATCTTCTAATGTTATTTGATCTATCTTAGAAAGAAAATTATTATCTATTTTTCCTTGATTTTTTAATTCATTTATGATAGAATAAGACTTATAAGGACTTTTTGACTTAAGTTTTTTAAAATCTTCCCAGTAATCCATAGTGATATTTCCTTTATTCTTTTTAAGCTTTAAACAGTATAACATAAAGATCTTATTATTTCAATAAAAAAATAAATTAAATTATTTTTCAAATTAGGTTAAAAAATATAAAAATGTATGTTATAATCTTTCTTAAGAATTTAAAAAATATTCTTTTTAAGCTATAAATTAATATTTCAAATAAGGTTTTAATATGAAGAAAACAAAGATCTTAACCATTTCTGATCATCCTTATTCTCCTTCTGGAGTAGGAACTCAAACAAAATATGTTATTGAAGCTCTTCTTAAGACTGGTAGATATGAGATCAGATCTTTAGCAGGAGCTATTAAACACGAGAACTATACTCCTCAAAAAACAGAAGAATGGGGAGAAGATCTTATTATTTATCCTGTTGATGGATATGGAGATCAAGATTCAATTAGATCGATCATCAGAAATGAAAAGCCTGATCTTCTTTGGTTTATGACAGATCCTAGGTTTTATGGTTGGTTGTGGGAAATTGAAAACGAAATCAGACCACTTATGCCGATGGTTTATTACCACGTCTGGGACAACTACCCTTATCCAAAATACAATAAGAAGTATTATGATTCAAATGATGTTGTTGCTACGATTTCAAAGGTCACAGACGATATTGTAAGGACTCTTTCTGATGTTGAATGTCATTACATTCCACACGCAGTAGATTCTACAGCTTTCAAAAAGCTCCCAGAGGCTGAAATCAAAGAACACAGAAAAAAGATCTTCAAAGATAACCTTCTTGATAAAGAAGGAAATGAAAAAATGGTCTTTTTCTGGAACAACAGAAACGCTAGAAGAAAACAATCTGGATATCTTCTTTGGTGTTTTAAAGAATTCTTGGATAAAGTAGGCCATGATAAAGCAATCCTGATGATGCACACTGAGCCAAAAGACCCACACGGTCAAGATCTTGAAGCAATCATTCACGAACTGGGACTTATCAACGGGGAAGTAATCTTCTCAACAACAAAGTTGGACATTCCAACTCTTGGAAAAGTGTACAATGCAGTTGATTGCACAGTGAACATTTCAGATGCAGAAGGATTTGGATTGGCTACTTTGGAATCTCTTTCTTGTGGAACGCCAATCATTGTGAATATGACCGGCGGACTTCAAGAGCAAGTGACAAACGGTGCAGATTGGTTTGGAATTGGCTTGTTTCCCTGTTCGAAGTCGGTTATTGGCTCACAGCCGGTTCCTTTTATTTACGAAGATCGACTAAATCAAGAAGATATTGTCAATGCTTTGGATGATATGTATCAGCTTTGGAAAAACAAAGATCCTGAATTTGAAGCAATGTCCCAAATGGGAATGGAACACGTTCAAGAAAACTACAACTACGAAAAGTTCTGTGAAACGTGGGTTGATCTGATTGACAAAACAGTTGAAAAGCACGGCTCTTGGGAAAATAGAAAAAATCATAAAACTTGGGTTTTGAAAGAGGTTATTTAATGAAAAAGAAAGTTTTGATTAAAGCTCCAATGTTGAGCCGATCTGGATATGGAGAACACGCTCGCTTTGTTCTTCGTGCTCTGCGAAGCAAGGAAGAGCTTTTCGACATTTATATCTTGAATATTCGCTGGGGTGATACCGGCTGGATTTGGGAAAACAATGAAGAAAGGCAATATATTGACGAGGCCATTAAGAAAACTGTTTTGATGCTTGAAGGTGCCAAGAAAGCAGGACAACATGTTCATTTTGATGTTTCGCTTCAAGTTACCATCCCGCAAGAATGGGAGAAGCTAGCTGCTGTCAATATTGGATGCACAGCCGGCACTGAAACAACTAAAATGTCCCCACAATGGGTTGAGAAAAGCAATCTAATGGATAAGATTCTGGTCGTTTCAGAGCATACAAAATATGCTTTTGACAACACTGTATACAAGTTTCAACATCCACAAACTGGACAAGAGATTGTTTTTAGAAATGAAACTCCTGTGGAAGTGACACACTACCCTGTTCGTAAAGCTACTCCTTGTCCGGAGTTTTTGGAACTTGATTTCAAGCACGATTTCAACTTTCTTTGCAATGCGCAATGGTCTCCAAGAAAGAACTTGGAAAATACTGTTCGCTGGTGGCTTGAAGAGTTTCAAGACAAGCCTTACGGTTTGATTCTAAAAGGAAACTTTGCCAAAAACTGTGTGATGGATCGAGAAAAGTTTGAACAAAGAATCAATCACATTCTCAAAGACTTTGAAGACCGAGAATGCTCTGTTTATTATCTTCACGGAGATATGACCGAAGAAGAACTTTCAGCACTTTACCAACATCAAAAAGTTAAATGCTTTATTAACTTGGCTCATGGTGAAGGTTTTGGTCTTCCGGTTTTTGAAGCGGCCTATTATGGACTTCCAGTGATCGCCCCTGATTGGGGCGGTGTGGTTGATTTTCTTTACGCCCCAGACGATAAAGGAAAGAAAAAAGCTCATTTCTTGAAGGTTGATTATGATCTTAAGCCGGTCCAAGAAGAGGCTGTTTGGGAGCCTGTTTTGATTAGGGACTCTCTTTGGGCTTTCCCAAAAAGGTTCTCTTATGTTTCAAGGTTGCGAGACATTGTGAAGAGTTATGGAGTTTATCACTCAAAAGCGAAAAGGCTAAGAAAATGGCTTTTGAAAGAGTTTGAGAAAGATGTGAAATATAAATCGATTCTAGACAGCCTAGATAATTTAGCAACTTCTGTTCCGGAAACCTCTGAAGAAATAATGGTCTTTTGATGAAAGTTATATACATTTCAGATTTTTTATACAAGGATGTTCAAGGAGGCGCAGAACTTAACGACCATATATTGTGCGCATCTCTTTCTGCGTCTTACGAATTGATAAAGATTTATTCATATCATACAGAAAGTATTAAAACCTTTTTAAATAAAGGTAATTTTTTTATAATTTCAAACTTTACGTTAATGAGTGAAGACGTAAGGAAAAGCCTTTGTAAAGAAAGATATATAATATACGAACACGATCATAAGTATATAAAATCTAGAGACCCCGCTCTTTATGTAAATTATAAAGCCGAAGACAGAGAAATAATCAATAAAGAATTTTACAATAATGCTTTAGCAGTCTTTTGCCAATCAATATATCAGTCTAGAATCATGTACAGAAATGTCCAAAATGAAAACATTTATAATGTTTCTGGAAACTTTTGGGATGATGAGACATTAGATTTGTTGTTGAGCTTTTCCAAAAAAGAAAAGAAAGAACAATTTTTCATTTTAAAGTCTCAAAATGAAAATAAAAACACAACCGGAGCGGTTAATTATTGTAAAAAAACAAATTTAAAATATCATTTAAGTCAGAAAGTACAATATCACTCATTCTTGGAAGAAATGAGTGGAAGTAATAAGTTTTTGTTTTTGCCTAAAACACCAGAAACTTTGTCTAGAGTGTGCGTGGAAGCAAAAATTATGGGTGTAAAGGTACATACGAACTCAAAAGTGGGCGCTTCGTTTGAGGAGTGGTTTACATCGAGTGGGGTTGATATTGTTAGATATCTAAAAGATTTAAAACAAAGAGTGGTATCAGATATTTTAAAGCTTGTGAGTGGAAAAGAAATTAAATATTGCTCGTTAGATGTATTAAAACCGGAGAAGGTATCAATCATCACCTCTATGTTCAAAGGGGAAGAGTATATTGAAAAGTTTTTAAAAAACATAACTGAACAAACTGTGTTTGATGAGCAGTGTGAGTTAATTATTGTAGATGCAAATTCACCGCAGAATGAATATGAGATCATAAAAAAATACTTAAACAAGCACTCCAATATCAAATATTTTAAACTAAAAGAAGATCCGGGCATTTATGGTTGTTGGAATTATGCAATTAAAAAAGCAAAATACAAATTGATAACAAATGCCAATTTAGATGATTTAAGAGACAAAAGTCATATTGAGAAGTTGTCAACGTTCATGTTGGACAACCCATGGTGTGATTTAGT